CGCAGCCATCAGGTAATCCGCACCTTCTAGTTTTACATCCTCTTCCAATCCTGTCTTTAAAGTAATCACGGTTCCCAGTCCCAATATGTAGTAAAGGGTCAAGAATGCGATTGTAATTAAAATGTCCATGTTATACCTCCTTGTACGGTTCTATCTGTTCTTTCGGCATCCACGCTGTCACGACATCGTACATAATTTCCTTATTTGTTCCAAATTCTTTGTCGCAAGCATTGACCGAACCTCCCTCATCGTAAAATCTCCACATGCCCACTCTATCTATGTATCCGTCATACACATTGTATTCTTCCGGATAGTATGTCTTTTCTTCTTTCGGAACCCAGGCCGAATCGTAGTCCGCAATCCATTCGGATGAGTGTACGGTAACTTTTACCATTTTCCCGACTTCCGGCAATTTCTCACTTACCGGAATCCAACCGTTATTATCACTAACCACTTTAGCTTCCCCGCAAAATTCGAAATATTTGTTGAGCCATGCAATGACATAGTCTAATTTATATGAGCTATATCCAATATTGTAATAGTCTTCTCCAACTGTTTTATATTTGATTGAATAGTATGTTTTTTCGCCAACCTTGCGCGATATTATTTCCGCACTCGTCACTTTCTCCTTATCAATTCTTTCCATTTCAGAAATAGCTTCATCCATGTGCGAACGGATAATACCACTAATTTCGGTTGCCATGCCTGTAGCACCTAACGCATACAACACCTTATGTCCAGTTACATACTCTTTTTCAACTTTGCTTATCTCTTCCAAGATCTTCTCTAGTACGTTCATTTATTTCGTCTCCTGTTTCTCTTATCCATAACACAATAACCTTTTTCGCAATAACATTCTGTTGATTTATAGTAGTTTTTATAATATTTGCATTTAATGCACTCTTTTTTCATTACTACGCCTCCAACAACTCTAGTTCCTCGATTTTATCCATTAAATCCATCTCAGGATAATTCTTTTTTGGATATCGTTGATATTTTCCACATGGTTACTCCTCATCACTTTCAATTCTCTCTAACCTTTCGTATCCATTCCATCCATGTTCTGCTCCACATTGTTTGATACAATAATAATCTTCGCCGCAACAATGATCGCATCTATTGCAATCTGGTTCTTCGTCATCTACTGTGTAAATTATTGTTTTCATCACTCTACCTCCAACAATCCCGCTTCTATAAATACACCTTCCAATAACTCGCTCATTTTATTAGTATCAATGGTAATCGGCTCACATGGAAACTCTTCCTGATTTCCACAGCACGCATACAATTTTGCAATTAAAATATCATATTTTTTCATCACTCCACCTCCAAATCACCATTATCTATTCTCTTTGCTTTAAAAAGGATTTCTCTATTCATCTTTTACCTCCACTTCATTATCGTATTTCAGGCACTTTCCATCCTTGTACGCTACGCATTTCTCTTTAATACACGGATTCAACACTGGTCTGACAAAATCTCCATTCCCAATAAGCATTGCTTTTACCTCTTCTTTTCCCGTTAAATCAGGGCAAAATAAAATCATCACTCCACCTCCTCATATTCCGGACACTCCACACAATACTCATACCGGTCCATTCTTGCACACTGCTCTTTGCACACTTCGTTTTCTGGGCATTCTATGCAGCAATAATCGTGTCCGCATATACTTGTTAATTTGCATCTTCCCATCATGGTTATTCCTCACTCCAATCTATTTTCTGTCCGCAATTCGGGCAGTAGAAATGTTCATATCCTTTTTCGCAAATATATTCACTTTTGCACGTAGGGCATTTAAAGTTAATGTCACCAAGTATGTAGTCCATTATATTCGGCTTCTTCGCCGTATCTCGCTCTTTCAGTTCCTGCATCTGCTCCAGCAGCTTTGCGCAATTGTTATATTGGTTCAAAATATCGCACACAAACCGTCCCATCTTGCACTCTGCGCATTTATCTTCCAGTTGCTCTCCGCTTAGCTGGTTCGGATACTTACACAGGTTGTCGCAGATATGCTCCATCATTTCCGTTGTGATCCCGTCCATCCATGTTTCTTCTGTTTTTGGCATTAGTCATTCCTCCGCAATAAAGTCTTCCATTCTCATTTGCCCTGGTATGTTTTCGTCTTCCATCCACCAAAGAAATACCTCTTCCCCTGTCGTCCACTTACATTCTTTTCCTCTTCGTTCACGTTCTTTCAACATCCTGTCGAAAGCATTTATATACAATTGCTTATACTTTGGAAAATCTGCAAACTCTTTGTAACGCTTCTTGCCTGCCATCGGACATCCGATGCAACCAACACGATCATATCCGCACTGGTACAGCTCGCACGTCTCTATTTTCTCGGAATTTATATATCCCCAGATATCACTATGCGTCCAATCTATGATAGGATTTACAATCATTTTTTTCTGCTGCATACATAGCTCACTCATCCGTCTTCGTGCATCGTTATCCTCCATCAGCATTATCTTCGTAAATTTTTCTTTCTCTTTTTGGGTTTGTCCGAGCTTTTCAAACTCTTCCCTTTTCAATCTGGAAGTACTTTCGTCCCATCTTACTCCGGTTGCGATATACCGGTTTGCACATCCAGTTTCTTTCAGCGTAGAGCAACAGTATCTTACAATTCTTGTCGGCGGGATAAGCTTTTCTGGAATTAAGCTCCACATGCTAATCAATTTTCCTTTATAGCGTGGTTTTTCTATTTCGCACCTAATTCCATGCAGTTCCAGTTCTCGGAATACCTTCCGGATATGCCGAACTGTCTGTGGCGCATCTGCCGTTGTATGGCTGTTATGCACTTCAAACGGGATTCCGGATCGCTTAAAAATCTCTAACATCACATCACTATCTTTTCCTCCGCTGTATGTGCAAATAAGCGGTCTACCATAGTGATGCAGACTCATTTCACTTGCCATTTTAATTCTTTCGATTGCTTTTTTCTCTTTATCCATTTTCTCAGAAGCCCGGTATACCCTTGCCCCGGCCGGAGGCTGGCTCCTTTCTATTTTTCGCTTATTTTCTTCTTTTCCTCTCCGTGTTTTCCTCATCCATTAATCTTTTTTCCCTATCGCTTCGCCAACTCCCGAACCAGTTCATCATTCCCTTTTTTCGTAAGGCCTTCATTACATGTGCAATCCGGATATACACATCGGAAACAATCCGGATATTTACAGAGCGGCTTTGAAATTTTCGTTCGATTCATTTCCAGTTTTCTCTTGGTCTCCAGCAGATCCGGTACCTGGACCTGTCTTCTGCTGCCCGCTTCCGCAAACCAGATCAATCCCGATCTCTCCAGATATGCCCGAAAACAAATCTCAGACCAAATTTTTCGCAAAATTCGACTGCTTCTTCCAGCAATTTTTTCTCTCTGCACGTCCACAGAATAATAATATCCCCTTCCTTTTGTTTCTCCTTTAAAAATTCAAACAAATAGAAATTCGGTGTTCCTATTTTAGGAAATCTTGTTCCTCTGCAAAGCGTTCCGTCAAAATCTACTGCATATACTTTCTTATATTTTTCTGCCATATTACTCCATTTCCAGCCCGCTCAGCGCTTTCAAGATTCTTCCATCCATGTTATCTTCATTTGCCGGTGTTTTTACAGTCAATAACATTCCAGTCTCATTTACCCACAGGACGAAATATCCCATTCCCATAGGTCCTGTCGGAAAGTCTTCATACTCACCTGTTTCGGATAGGCTTACCAATTCCAGAATTTGATCTGGTATGTAACTCATCTCTTTTGTCTCTACATTCTGTAACACTGCCATTCCCCTGTATTTGATTTCTGTATCCTCATACCGGTCTCTGGCTGATAACCATTTCTTGTATTCCCACTCATCCCTTACTTTTAATTCATACTGCTTTTTTCCCTTTTCATAGGCTCTATATACTTCGCCTTCTTCCGGAAGATCCCCTACAAGTTCAATGACTGCTGCCTTATTCTTGCTTGTAAAGTCCTTCTCATATACAAATAATATCCAATAGGCTCCCTGTATGAAGTACATTTCCTCTTTCTTTCCTACAGTGAGTCCTGCACCTTTCCATGCATCCTTCAATATTCTCTTAAATATGCTCGTCTTAATAAACATGATGCTCCTTTCCTCTCCCAGAGTTATCTGGGAGATAATGTGATGGCTTACGACAGGTTTTGTGACGTACCTGCTGTTGTATCTTCACGGCACTTGGCCGGAGATGCTATAAAAATTGGAATCCTGGATGTCCTTCTTTCTGCTTTTCATTTTGCGGTTCTTTCATCAACTCCTGCTGATCCAGATAATTCTTCTTGCTGATCTTCATCCAGTCTTTCCTTGTGTGTGACTTCTCATATTCCCTCTGTGCGATCTCGCAAAGCAGTTCTCTTGTCTTTCTGCAGTTATGCACAGCTTCTTTCCCGCTTTTATGGTGCGGTTCACACAAATACACTTTCAATCCTTCCGCTTCTGACATTGTCCTCATTCCTGATCCAAACAGGATATGATGTTCCTCGGTATACTGCTGCCGATAATCACCATACAGATTGGCGCAGAGATAACACACACCTTTTTCTGTGTTCAAAATACTTTTCGGATGGCTGATTCTTTTTTTCTTCTTTCTGGCCTTTGGAAATTTCATATCACTATAATCAATGCTCATAAGGTAATCACTTTCTTTTTCCAGTTGTCCCATCCGCCTTTTGGCCAGGCAAATTCTTTCTTCAGAAGCTGCATGATTTTCTCCGGATCCCCGGATTTTAAGATGTCTTCTATGACTTCTCCTTCCTGGACCACCTCTTCTGTGATCTCATGTACCTGTTTTTCTTCTTCCGGAAGATTCATAGCCGGAGCATCCGGCATCAGTTCCGGATAATCTTCCACTTCCATCTGTCCCGGAATCTGTTCTTCTGTTTCTTTTGGCTCTTCCAATGTTTCCTGTGCTTTTGCAGGTTCTGCCTTTTTCTTTAATGGTTCCGTCTTTAAGACTTCCCTCTCTTTCTTTTCTCTCAGCGGCATCTGATAAACCCTTTCATAGGCTTCTGAATCAGAAGTCTTCCTGCCTTCCGGATAAAAGGTCTGTTCAAATGTTTTGGCCAACTCCAGATAGCTGATCTCTTCCGGCTCTCCCCTGCCGTTATATGGCATGATCCGAATCTGAAATTCACTGAAGAGCGCATTTGCAAATTGCATCCGAAACATCCGGAATTTTGTTGGAGCTACAATTCCCATGATCTCCCTGTTGATCACACTTTCCTCTTTTGGCTCGTCTTCCCATATCCATTTATGCATTTTCTCAAAGCAGCCTTTTCCTTCTCCTTTGAAAAATTCATACACCAATGTTTCCGTCCAGCTTCCCTGGTGTTCTTCTGGTGCGATGTCGCACAGGCTCATCTGCGGCGAATAACGATCTTCTGTTTCCCGGATGACTTCTTTTACCTCCCGGATTTCCCGAACCGTGGCATCTCTTGGTACCACTTCCCGCACTTCTTCCGGCAGTGCCAACATTTCAGACAGCTTGCTGCTGCCATATCCCCGGTATTTCTCCTGAATTTCCGGGCTGTTCCCGTCAATACTGTATGTATCGTTGATCTGCATAAACCGGATGGCCCACGTCCTGCTGATATTGAAGGTTTCTTTTGCAAACTCAAAAACATCCGCATATCCCTTTTCTTTATAAAACTCTGCATCTCTAGTCTTTTTTAAGAGATACCCGACTTTAATGTATCCCTCTGCGATATGTTCCAGTTCTTTCCGTAATGCAATTTCTACCCCCTGCAGTGTACTGATTGTCTGTAATTCTTCCATCTATCCAGCTTTCCTTTCTGTACGTTTCAACTTCTTTCTTTTGAATAGCTCAACAAATTCTTTGACTTCCTCTGTCATGTCTCCGTTATATTTTGCCCGACACTGGATCATAACCCCATTGTTTACCTCCATGGTGTAAAACGGCGTCTCCGGATCCTGCTTCTTTCTCAGGAACAGGATCGTTGTCTCACCTTTGGCCACCCGGTCAATGTACGTGGCAACACAATGATGCATGGCATTTCCCTCCTGCCTGATTTCATGGATCCGTTTCGGAAGTCTCAACACAAATTGTTCTGTTTCCATTTTCAGATAGCTGTCCCGTTTTCTGTATTTCTCGTACTTTTTGTCTTTTTTATTGTCCAAATCCTCTTTTGCTTTTATTTCTCGTTCTCTGCTCTCTTCAATCAACTCTTCATGACGCTGCTCTAAATTCTTCGGGAATAAGATCCACGGCTCTCTCATGTTGTATCCCAACTTCTCTGCCATCTTCAGATAATCGTGATAGTCCACGGCTTGTCTCTCATCTTCTCCTAACACTTCTTTGATGTACCGTTCCATCTTGTGAATGGTGGTATACCGGATATACCTGGTGAAATTCCTCGGAAACCTTGCAAAAAACTGAACCTGCTGCCATGTTGGATGCAATCCCTTTTCCTGCATTTTATAAGTGGTGTTGTATTCCCTTGTGCTTGGATTCTTTCCAGCCAACAGCTGGTAGTATTCCCCGTTTAGCCCCAGTATCTTTTTACAAGACCTCTCTTTCTTCTTTAAGTTTCCTGTGTTGTACCCCTGCATTTTTTCTTTGACAATTCTGTAAAATCCACATTTTACCAGTTGTTCGATTCCAGGCATATACCGGTATTCATTCAGATATTGATCCAAATACATTTTTTCTCGATATTTCCCATGTTTCACAAAACGTTCCATTGCAGAATACTGAAACGGCGTTCCCTTTAGAATCTGTTTGAGATTCCGGTTATAGAGGATTGCTTCATGCTCTACCACTTTTGCATAATATCTCCATCCGTCTCTGTAACACCACCGAACCCAGTCTGTCTGCTTATACTGCTCATATTCAAATTCATGAATCTTTTTTAAATTCCGGTCATACGTGATCCGTATCAGCTCCCAGTACCCGCCATCTCCCTTTTGTCCATTCCTGAATTTCCGATAACACTCAAAATATCGGTATACATATCCCTCTTTTGTTTTCTGCAAGAGTCCTGCATATCCTCTTGCGTGAACATTTCCGCCTTTCTTTCGGCTTCGGTAGGTAATTGGATGCCTGCAGAATGGACATTCCCCCACGTCTCCATAGTGTGGATTCCGGATTTTTACTTCTCTTCCACAATGTGTACAATACCCTTTTGTCACTTTTCTTCCGGCATCGTAAAACAAATACTGGGGAAGGACTTCCCGGTCTACAAACTCATCAAAATCTTTCGGCAGTTCCGGCACCATTGCCATCTCAGAATCAATTTCATCAATCTCTTTTCGGTCTTTACTATAGTTTTGCCATCTTGCGATTGCTGCACGTGGCTCTTCCTTCCCGTTGTGACAAAATTCTGTGATCCGTTTTCGGTCCCCTTCTCGTATCCATACTTTTCCACTACTGTACCAGTATCCTTCTTCTATCTCTCCCCATCCTTCCCAATAACTTAAGTTATCTATTTTTGCCGTTCTCCACTTCTCACACAGATTGTCGTAAGTGTAGTACTTGTTTTCTCCCAAAAGGAATACCCGGTATTTTGGATATCTTGTGTCATTCAGGATCATATCTCTTGTAAATACATCGATCTCTAAAACCGTGCCTGTCTTCTTCGCACGATAGAACCAATAATATGTTGCGCTCCACACAGGCGCTCTTCCACATCTTAGTACCTGATGTCCTTGATCTTCCCCGACTGTCTTTCGCATCGTTTCCGTTACTTTTAACTCTGGAAGCTTTAATAACTCTCCTCGTCTCATTTCTCCGCCTCCAGATAGTATTCTTCTGCCATGGCAAATACTTCCAGATCCGGCATTGCCACCATTTGTGCCCCTCTTCTTTCTTTGACTCTTTTTTCCGCTTCTTTTCGGATATTCTGCAGACATTCTTTGAGTGTCCGGTTCTTTCTTCTTACCGCTCTGGCCAGAATTTCTTTTTCAAAACATCTCATAGACAGATACGACACGATCTCTCCTGCCGGCATCCCGTCTGTTTCCTCCTTTAACTCAACCTGCAGCTT